ACGGTACTTGACTCTACGCCAAGGCATTTAGCGACATTTACCTGCTTAGTCTCTGCAACTGCGTGCAAGATGTCTGATTGCATATTGCGTGACCGTTGCACTCTTTCGGGCGATAATTGGTTTGTGGACATGGTTAGGCCTCCTCTGTTTGTTCTTGGCAAAGCTCTTGATGAGCCTTTATTAATGCAGCGCCATTGATGTATGTAAGGTGCGGTTTAGGTTTGCCGCTCTTAAGGTCGCTAATAACGCCTTGATGCACACCAGTTATTTCTTGCAGTTCAATTTGCGTCCTATCTTTCAATAGGTCTCGGACAATAGACGTCCAATTGATAGTGTTGGTCATAAATATCGCTCCGACGTTTAATAATAATCATATTATCGTAATTACGTTATTTAATCAAACGTCAAAACGATATTTATTTGTATCATAATTACGATAATTTATAAGGGGTATTGAGATGAACATTGAAAGTCTTGGAGATAGGGTTAAAAAAGCCCGTAAACACGCAGGACTAACCCAAGTACAACTTGCAAAAAAAGTTAAGACATCGCAAGGCGCTATATCAGATATTGAGAATGATAGAAATAAAGAATCATCTAGCCTATTTGATATAGCTAAGACTACTGGTGTGAATGCTGACTGGTTGATTAATAATCATGGTGAAATGTTAGATGTGCCTAAAAATCCATCTATCGACGAGTTAAGAGCGCAAATAAAAGAGATACAAGGGAAAGGTGGGGATGATTTATTTAACCTGCCTATCGATACTCGACGCGTCTCTATATCAGAAGATCCCAGCATGGTGCCTATACTGAGCTGGGTAGCGGCTGGTAGTTGGTCTAATATTGAGTCTGTAACGATGCTAGATACTATAGGCAAAGCGCCACGCCCTCCTAACCTATCTAAGAACGGTTTTTGCTTGCGCGTTCAAGGGCGCAGCATGCTGCCTGAGTTTAAGCCTAATGAAATAATCTATGTTGAGCCTGAGACTGGATTATTCGCCCTTAAAGATAGTGACTTAGTAGTTGTTCAGTGTAATGACGACACGGAAGCTACATTCAAGCAGTTGGTAATAGGTGAAAAATCAAATGATATGTACTTAAAGCCGCTTAATCCTGATTGGCACGAACAAAAGATGATGCCAATGGGTGACTGTAATTTGGTAGGCAAAGTAGTAGGTAAATATGTCGAATACTAATGATTGGGCGTATGTATGGATCCTCCACTTCCTAAAGTTCGCCACGCCAGTCGACACGCTGCCATTGGGATGGTGCGTGTATCGTGAGGCGCTGGATTGGGATTAATACAAGGATGTAATTATGAAGATAGCTTTAATATCTGGAGTTATTCTAGCATCTACGGCTGCTGGTGCTGTTGACTGGGTTGATTTGGGTAAGACTAGTGACAAAGAAGTTCAGATTTTCTTAGATTATGATTCTGTCAAAAGACAGAATATTACGGTCTATGGAGGCGCTAGTAGTTTTAGAAGCGCAAAAGACAAACCAAAATATATTTCAGCTATATTTCAGTCAACATTTATCAATAAGAACCCTTTAAGAAAGAAAGGCTTTTACTACTCAAAAGAACAATGGTTTATATCATGTGAAGACCAAAATTATTTTGTTAAGGCTCGTATAGTTTATGGGTTTAAAGATGAGGTAATGGAGAGCTGGCAATCACCTAAAAGAACGCTATCAGAGTCTGACTTCTCTTATGCGTTTCCTGAGACTATGGCTGGTAATAACGTCGAAACAGCTTGTGCTTCAATACTACTGAAAGAAATTGATAGCACTGAAAACTATGAAGAATTTCGTCGAAAATATATTTTTGATGATTAGAGGCTACTTCTAACGTGCCATATAGTATTAAAAAGGGTGCTGACTTGAGTGAGGCTAGAGAGGTTGGGTTAAAGGTTTGTATATCATGAAATGCTATGAATACTAATCAACCAATTTGCCAATTTTTTGCAAGAAATATGTTAAAAAGTTATATGTGTACATTACTAAAGTGAAATTAAGATAAGAGATGATTACTATGACAGAGCAAGAGATAGAAACACTACAAAGCAGTATTTGCGATATTTTAACAGAGTTAGGGGATCGTGCTTTAGTGCTATATGAGGTGCGTAAAGAGTGTAAAAAAGCTAGCGAAAGCTTTACTGGTAGAAATATCGATGGAATCAAAGCCAATGTTTTGAAGAATAAGTCGGAAATAGAATTAACTAAGCTGCATAAGGTGTTAGTAGAGCTTTTCTCTGAACATACTTCCTTCGATGATAAAATGATCACAATTTATCCAGAGCAAGATAATATTAAAAAAATAGAAAAAGCATTAGAAACAAGCTTTTTGGCTGTTCCAAAAGATAAGGCGAAATATGCCTGTATGAAGAAGACAGCACTATCAGGCAAAAGAACCCTATACCAGTTCAGTACAGGTCGCAAAGTAAAGGTTAGGAAAAATCTTACCTCAGCTGAAATAAAAAAAGCCTTTAAAAAAGGAATGTTTGAGGAATATGAGCAGATTATAGCCGTCGTATCAAAGTACTTAAAATGCTATGATTTTTTGATATTGGACAACACTAATAACCGCATTATAATAGGAGTTGATCAAGCAAGTATTCTTGGTCACCTACAAGCTATGTCTTCAAAAAGCCAATTACTACAATTTTTGAAGAAAGATTTAAGGATTAGTTTAGATAAAGATACGGCTATCGATTTTTTCCCTAAGATACGTACTTTTTATAAGTTACCAGAAGATGGAACTAATGGTGTCATTCAAATTACTTTTGAAACTCCATCAGGTACAACACATGAAGAGGGTGCAAGAAAATCATGCACAGACCTACGTAGCGCAACTTATCACAAAGAAGGAGCAAAAGGTGTTCGTCAAGAGAAAGATAAAGATCAAAAGATCCCTTTAAATAATGATATTACTCCCTACAAAATCACCAGTAAATTTTACAGGAATAACAGAAATCATCTAGAGATTTCACTGAAAAGCAGCTATATTAATATTACATCCTCTAATAACAAACATCTATTCGATGCTTTTATCAAAGAATCTCGCAATGAAAACGATTTAGATTTTGCAATAGACAAACTCATTTCATGACGGCGATACTATGAAATCCTCAGAAATAAAAGAAATCAAAATTCTGATTTCCAATAATCCTACTGTTAAGAAAGATATGCAGGCTGTCTGCCTTGCAATTATCGACTATATATCTGTGGGCCCAGAAACAAAAAGCCATTTAAACTTTGATGACTTATATCGTGTTAGCCCGGTAGTAGATGAAGACATATTCTATGATGCTGTCTTCTACCTTACTAGACCACCTGTTAGCGTACTAAGTCAGGAATTTGAAGCTTTAGACCCTACTGAAGGCATATATATAGAGGTACCTGACAAACAAGAAATTATTGAAGATATGAGAAAAGAAGAGTACTACAACCCTCATACAGGTGACAAATTAACACTAGAAGATTTTGGCATACAGGTTGTGACTTTCTTTAAGCCTTCTGAAAGATTTATGGGGACAACAAGTGCCTAGAGAACTCTTAAACGCAACACTTTCTTCAGCAAAAATCAACGAAGAATCAAGAAGGCCTCATGTTACTGACTATAATGATTTTGTAGATAAAGTAAATCAAGATATAGATCGTATTATCGATCAGCTTAGTAGAGCTAAAAATATATACCATCAGTCAATGGTTGAAGAGAATCCTAAGAATGGAGAAAACTTAGTCAATGTTACGATCTGTAATGGTTTGGAGCTGATTGGTTGGAAGGCGGAACATGATCCTAACGTCAATGGGCATTGTGATATAGTTGTGACTTACCCTTACACAAATTATATGTGGCTAGGTGAAGGTAAAATACGTCAAGACAAGAGTTATCATTATAAGGGACTAAAGCAATTACTTCATAGATACTCTACGGGGACAGATAATCAAACTGAAGGTGGACTGCTTATATATATTACTAAAACGACTATAAACCAAAAAGATATAACAGATGGATGGAAAGATGATATAAAAGAGCTAGATAGTCAACAGTTAGAAATAGAGGATCTTGGTGAAGATGAGATACCTATTTCTAAAGCAAAAAATTTCACGGATTGTGTGAGATCAAGTTTTGCTTTTTATAGCCATCACCAACATCCTTTGTCAGGGCTCGATTATCGTGTACGACACAGAACCATCGATTTCAGACATCAACCAAAAGATCAGCCTAAGAAATCTAAGAAATAAATTATAAACCCACCTCACGGTGGGTTTTTTCTCGCCTGTCAATCTACCAAAGTCTAACCAGTACAAGTCTTCTTAGACTGACTAATCTTGCCATTGTTACAAACGAACTTACCATCTTTGCAATGCGATACACCGCCCATGCTCTTAGAGCAAGGATAGTTCTGAGCATTCGCCTGTACTACTGGCGCCATCATGAACATAGATATAAGAAGTGCTGACCAAGTTTTCATAAGCGACACCTTAACAGTCGGACAAAGTAAATTCGACCATAGCATCGCTCATCTATTTTATCAACACTCGTCTACTTCATATTTCTTAATTCTTATATTATTGTTCATCATAACTGTAATCATAGACATAAGCAGTATCATACTTGTCTTCGTCTATCGTTTCATTTTTTGCAATAGGTTTGGAGGTTTCTTTGTCGGCTTTTATAGTATGCGGTGCAACAATTTTATCTTTTACTTTTTGCTCTTCGCTTTCAGTTGTTTTTAGCTTTTGAGGAGCAATTGGATCATCCTGAAAGTCTATCACCTCTTCTACTTCTTCAGAGTATTCTACATACTCATCGTATTCATCATAATAACTATCTGCTTTAGTTGCCTGGCCTTCCGCACTTCCAGCATCCGGCAAACTATTAGAGCGCTTGTTTTTTTGTATCAAGTTATCTAACAAAGTGATCGATGCTAGCATCGCAGCAGGTTTACCAATTTCTGCTTGATAACTTTGTTGTTCCTCTCCATCTTCTGAGTGAGTTGTCCGTAACTCATATTCCATTTGAGTAGCAAAACTATTTCCCGATATGTCGCTGAACTCGTTAATATTAAATTCATTAATACCAAGGCTTGTTAGTTCCTGCTTAAGACTATAACCGCTGAAAGTATTTGCGAAAGGATTAGAGTTGTACTCAATATTAGCGTTTACAAGGTTTGCGTAGGTAATAGCCAAGTCTTTTGTTGAATGGTCATTTCCTACATAAGAAATTATCACTTTAGCTGAACAGGATAGATCACCATTTTCTAAAGTAGTAGGCTGCGATATGTAATCAAATGAAATGTCTGCCCTATAAAGCAATGAAGAATTAATAACTCCCGCACTATATTTAGCGTTAATTAATTCTTCTGCTCGCTCTTTGATATGCCCTTTCATTCTGTCAATAGCCCAAGACTCTAAACATGGGTTTCCTGTTACTTCGGCGGGATTTTCTGTTGGCTCTGTCTCACCATCATCAGATGTCTTTTTTGGCAAGTCGCAAGAAGTGATTAACACCGTAGACAAAAGTATAAACAGCAGAGATCGGGTGATAGGCATGTTACATCCTAGTTAGTTTTGATTTCCTGATTGTATCACCGTTGGACTGAAGAAGAATCGACTTTTGAATAAAATATGAGCAATACGAGGCTATAGAGACTAAGACTAATGTATTAACGAACCGCCCTAGTGGCGGTTTTTTATCGCCTATCCTACACCCGACCCGCTTTGTGCGGGTTTTTTCGTAAATTAACAATTAATTTCATATTGCTTTCCCACCAAACCGCCTTAATTGGCGGTTTTTTTGTGCTCAAAATATCGTATTAGTATTATATTTAACTATTTTTATCGTAAACACGTTAATAATATCGTTTCAGGGGTTTACATTATATCGTAATCACGATATTATTGACCGTATCAAAACGGCAATCGCCCTGCGAGCAATCGCTAAAACTATTTAACAGCACATGAATACATAGAACCATCTTGAAGCGCGTTCGATTGGATTGGGCGCGGTAATGGATGGCTATCGTAAGTGATGCAATTGGCATTGCTTACCATAGTCATTTAACAACAGGGACCATCTTATGAGTAATCAATCAAAACCGTTAAGCCGACGCGACCAGTTAGCCGCATCAGCCATGCAAGGTCTTATTCAAGCCCACGCTGGCAAGCAAGTGAGTAGCGTTCAGATAGCGCTGTCAGCAGTGCAACACGCCGACGCTTTAATCGCTGCGCTTAACGTCAAAATTCAGGCATAAAAAAACCCAGTCAAGGCAAATTGACTGGGCTTCCAAACTTCTACGGAGACCCATTATGGAACAATTACTAAAGTTAGTCAACGTCGAGCTGACTGCAAAGATCGCAATATCCGCCCTACTCGCCAGCGCCGTCATTGCTACTGGTGCCAATGCCCTAGCAACTGGTATCGAAGCAGAAGACCGCACGCATTTAGAGCACAAGCTTTATCTTGAAGAGAACACCAACCCGGACGCTGACGATGATATGAGCTGGGAAGAATATCAAGCCAGCCAGAAGGCTAAAGAAGCGGCGCACGCCAATGATTTTATCGCTAAGGCGTATGGGAGAAAGTCATGAGCATTGTTAAAGCCCTACAGCGCTGCAAGTCAGAAAACAATGACGCCAACATGCAAATGGCTAATGTGTTAGCAAAAATGGGTGTTGATTTTGTACCTATGCCAGTACGCAGTCAGGAGCACCGCGAGCAGTTATTGCTTGAAGGTCAGCAGACGTTAGAAGAACTGCTTGCGCTATCGAGAGACATTAACCGGTCAAGCGAGGTGAAGTCATGAGTGATAGCTACCAACAAGCGCAGGCAGGTTTTGAGTGGCGCGAGCAGGAAGATGAATACTGGTTCGCTAAAAATATCAGCGAGCCGCAAGCCAGCACTGAGCAACTGGCAACCGCAAAACCAATTATCGACCAGATGCTATCGGACTTTGACAGCATATTTGGTCAAAGTAAGGAGAGTATCTAATGGCTATCGTGACTTTAGTGTTAGGCAATAGCGGTTCGGGCAAGTCTTTTAGTATGCAAAACCTTGACCCGTCTCTATGTGGCGTTATCAACGTCATGGGTAAGCCGCTACCCTTTCGAGCCGGCAAGCAATTTAGAAAGCTCAACACGGATAACGCTTACGAGATTAATGATCGTTTGCCAACCTTTCAAGCGCCTATCGTGATTATCGATGACTTCCAGTACATCATGGCCAATGAGTTTATGCGCGGTGTGACCGATGAAGGTGGTGGCAACTCAGTATTCCAGCGCTTTAATCGGATTGGTCAGAACGCTTGGAACATTCTGAACACGGCTATCAATAATACGCACCCTGACCAACGCATCTACATTTTATCGCATATCGAAGAGGTGGAAGGTAAGACGAAGATTAAAACGATGGGCAAGATGCTCGATGAAAAGATTGTACTTGAAGGCATGGTGACTATCGTACTGCAAACTACTATTAGAAATGGCGAGCATTACTTTATGACCAAGAATGACGGCACAACCACTGTCAAAACACCGCATGAAATGTTTACCAGCGAACTAATACCGAATGATTTAAACGCTGTAGATGACGCAATCTGCGACTTCTACGGCATTGCCAAAAACCATAATCAACAGGCACAAATAGCCTAATTTTATTTAAAGGACCTACCCATGAACTTCCCTACTATCCAGCTAAACGAAACTGCCGCACTTAAAGCCAATACTGGTGGCGGTCAATTCTTTGATGGCAACAGCGAACAGCTGGTCAAGATTGGTCGCGCTGAGTTTGTTGTATCAAGCAACACTGGCACAACCGGCATGGCTTTTGATGTGTTCAACAAAGATGGTCAGAAAGGTTACTTCACTCTTTGGTTTATGAAGCAAGACGGCAGTTATATCGAAGGCTTTTACAACCAGTTGCAAAGCATTATGGCTGTCACTGGCGTTACGACACTCACCCCAACGCAAGCTAATATCGACAAGTACGATGCTGCGGCTGGCAAGGTGGTCCCAACTCAGATGACGGTGGCCAATGAATTAATGGGCAAGCACTTCACTGGTCTGTTTATTGATGAGTTTGAAATCTATAACGGCGAGAAGCGTAAAAAGACACAGCTATTCGCCGCCTTCAATCAGAAGCGCCAAACTTTGCAAGAACAAAAGGACCAATCAGCGGCACAGCAAATTGAAGTACAGATGGAGCGCTTGATTGGCTACTCGCTAAAGTCAGAGAAAGAAGTTGATGCTCAGATGAGCGGCAATAAAGGCGGTTATAACAATCAGCGTACAAGCCAGCCGCAAGGTGGTCAGCAAAATAACCACACTTCTTATCAGCGCGGTGCGCCAGCTCAGCAGAACAATCAAAGTTATCAGAACAACGGTCACAAGCCAGCGAGCAACCAGACACCATCAAGTATGCCGCCTGGTCCAGTAGACGATGATATTCCATTCGCCCCATACTTTGACGGTCAGTTTTAACTTATTTGGAATAACCATCAATCGTTTAGGCAACTGGTATCAGCTAGTTGGTGAGGTGATGGCTCACCAAGGCTATGACGCTGGGGTTAGTTTGAAAGGACAACTGCCAGCCTAAACCCCTATTTAACTTACTACGGAGAAAGAGGGTATGGCAAAGATTAAAAACCGCGACAAGCGCAAGAAGGCGGCAGTCAAAAAGGCGAACCAGGTTAAAGCTGGCAAGCCGGAAATGTACGAAGGTTACATGAAAATTCCCCTCGACACTTCACTCACTGGCGATCAGGTTAGAAATCGAACTGAGTATTTTGACGAATGGGTTAGCCCGAAGGTGCGCAAAGAGATACTAGAATCGCCGCGCAAGTTTGTTGTGACTGGTCATGTGTGCATGGCTGACGGTGAAATGTACTGTGCCACGATTGATTATCAAGGTTACGGCGATAGACGCACGATACCGGATGCAGCAAACATGGCGTTTGATGCAGCGAGAAATGGTAGTGGTGCCGTCATTATGAGTAAGTCGTATGTTGTAGTGCGAGCGCAAAAGGATATGTCTAAGTTTCCAAAAGAGATTGATATTGATGCGCTTATGGCTGAACGCCAGAAGCAAGCACCGGTCATGGGTGTGGCACAGCCTTTTGATTATAACTACCTATTTGAAGAATTTGTTAAGGAAGCAAAAGCATGAACACGCCAGCAATGATCATAGATTTTGAAGCAACCGATGTTAGCAAGGAAGCGGAAGCGACGCAGCTTGGGTATCGCAACATACGCTTTCATGAAGATGGTTATATCGTCGCTGAAAATATGTATAGCGATATTGGTGAAGGCATACCTAGTCACACCATTAATTGTTGCCCTGACCGCACAATCAGCTACGGCGCGATGGCTGTCAGTCACATTACGCCAGACGACGTAAAGCATTACCGGAACCATAAGATAGTGGTGCCGCAATACCTGCCAGCCGGTGAAGCATACATCATCGCTCACAATGCAGATTATGATATCCAAGTCGCGGCCAACGCTGGTGTCGATGTTAGCCAGTACAAGCGCATTTGCACGCAAGCACTGGCACGTAGAATGCTGCCCAACTTAGACAGTCACTCACTAGGCGCACTCACCTACGCTATTAATCCTGATCTGGCACGTCAGTATTGCCGCAATGCTCATAACGCTGGCTGGGATGTGACGTTTACGCTGTGGCTGCTAGAGCACTTATGCGAGCTGGGCGGTATTACCGGTATGGAACAGTTATATCTTGCCAGCGAGGAAGCGCGGATTCCGCTTACTTTTACGTTTGGTAAG